GAATATCCATAAGCGAAGGTAGTACCACCAGCCTGCAATCCTATATGGTCGGTTTTGAACTCAAGGTAGGTGTCAGAATCTCCTCTGTGTCTCAATTTTTTGGGGATATCAAGTTGGTTAGCACTGATATCTAATATTCCACCACCGAAGTTAAGTTTTATTACTTCCGAATCTCCTGCGACACTAATTGTACCATCTTCTGGTAGTTCTATATTGCCTCCGCAAGAAATTCCGTTATTGGCAGATATTCCATTTGTGACAAGTCTAAGAGTGGAAGTATCTATCGCACCAGTTGCACTATTGAAGGTAGAGACACCTTCTGCTGCACCGGTTGCACTATTGAAGGTAGAGACACCTTCTGCTGCACCAGTAGCACTGTTGAATGTGTTGATGCCCTCTACCGCACCAGTAGCACTGTTGAATGTGTTGATGCCCTCTACCGCACCAGTAGCACTGTTGAATGTTGAAACCAATACATTTCTAAGATGCTGCTCCCAAGAAGAAACGCTAACATGCTTCAGAGAACCACCAGTACCACCATCGTTCATTATAACACTATCGGAAGCTGCATCTATCAGTATGCTTTGTATGGAAGAAGCACTAACATCTAAGATATTAATTTCTTCTGCTGATGCTGCTATACCCAAACTGCTCAAACCGAAGGTAATACTACCAGTAGAACCGTTGAAAGTGGATACACCCTCTACTGCACCAGTAGCACTGTTGAATGTGTTGATGCCTTGTATGTCTCCCGACACACCATTAAATGTATTTACACCAATTAGGTCAACTAGTTTTACATCGCCTGTACTTCCATTGAAAGAAGATACACCTTCAACGTTACCAGTAGAACCATTAAAGGCACTTACACCTTCTACCACACCGGTGGAGCCGTTTAGTGAAGACACCAAAGGCAAATCTTTTATCTTAATATTTCCGGTCTCACCATTCAAGGAGTTCACACCAAAAATATCTCCAGTCTCACCGTTGAATGTCTCCACATTTTTGAAAAGACCTCTGGACCTTTTATCAATCTCTGACTGACTTCTTAACTTGGTAGAAGATTGAGCACCAGAAGTAACTGCATTTCCCACCCCTATTAACTTCTTCTGAGAACCTAGCCTAGATGTGTCTATAGAAGATTTGATTTCTTCTATCAAATCTTCTTCATTGTCTATGACTAACTTAAGCTCTTCTTTTGTCAGATAAGATTTAATAGAATCCGTAGAGATAGTAAGCTTGCTCTTGCTGTCATCTGAGCTTGTCAATAGTTTGTCGAGACTATCAGATAGTTTTAGTGTCTCTTTCGTGATTTCCGCATATGGACTAGGAAAACCGGGTTCAAACAGTTCAGGTGTAATACCCTCAGTACAGGTATTCGCCTCATTTCTCAAAGCCCTGCATGTATCTACCATTTTTGCATGCATTGTAATAAAGAGACCAATTGCTTCGCGAAGTACCTCTGCTTCAGAACAAGCACCGGGATCCCCACCTTCACATCTCCTTTCCAGCCTCCTTAGGTCTCTTCTCTGTCTGTTTATTATCCTAAACAAGGCATCTGTATTTGCACAGTGCGCATCTGCAATTGCATGTAGAGTGCAGCACAAAATAGCTGCCTTTATTATTGTGGGCATTCTTTCATACCACAATTCTAAGTCCCATTCTTCACCAGGAAGTCCATCAAATGGTTGTACCCATTCATCGCATATCTGTTCATTTGTAGGGTTAGCAGTGCAAAAATCTCTAATGGCCTTAAGTATGCATCTTTTATATGCCCGTTCGATCGCTTTCAAGGACTGCTTAAAAGTGTTATCAACACCGCTAGTAATATTAGCATCGTTCAAACTATTAGATCTGTTGGGAACTGATACTATGCCATTAACCATTAGTGGTGTTAGGAATTCTCCATTTTCATCCGCATAAAGAAGCAGAGAATTCTTAAAAGACGGATTACCCGTAGACAAAGGTGCACTTCCGGTTGTCAGATTGACACCTTGCCTCTTCAGATAGTTAAATATTTTGTTAATATCTGCCATAATCAGTTCAGGTATATGCTACCAGAGTTCTCCCTAATTGAAGTTCCATCCATCTTAATAGATGACCCTCCCTCGCCTGCGTTGAGTCTAATTTCACCTTTCACATTCACTTCGTAGTCTCCATTTGTGACGTTATGTTTAAAATCACCATCTGTCTTAACGGTAGCATCTCCCTTGGTGTAGATGCTAGAATCTCCCTCTACCGTTATATTAAAATCACCCTTAAGGTTGATATTACTATCTTTTGCCCCAAAAGTCAAAAATCCTCCTGAACCACCACCTATTTTAACCACAATATCTCCTCCTGGGTGTACTTCTAGGAAAGTACCTGACTTGTGATAAACATGAATTCTTTCTGCGCCTTCGGTATCATCAATCTCAATTATGTGACCGGATTCTGACTCGGTTACCTTATTTAGTGGATACTGAGCAGAATATTTAGTCTCAGGTTCCCTAACTGTGTCAGACCCATCTATGCTTGTTGCTAACTCCATCTCGTCTATATTTTCTAACTTCTTCTGCACGATGGTGTCCATAGTAACACCTCTTGCTAGTCTATTTGTGTCAGCCTCTCCAATATACTCTTCTTTCGGGTAGACCCCTGTTGGGTCACTGAATCCTACTTCTTGGGGAGGTCTTTCGGTGGGGATACCACCCATAGTTCCTACTATAACTGGTTGTTGTGCACTCCTGCCATCCCTGAAAAATCCGAACACCCAAGTACCCAAAACCGGACCGGTGGGTGTCTGACCGATTCCACTCATAGCAGCAGAGGTAATCGGTTGCAATGGGTGCGCCCAAGGCAACTCTTCTGTCTTCAGTTGAGTGTTGTTGTGTGTGTGAAAACCCAAGCATCTGACTTTACATCTACCCAATTGCAGAGGGTCATCTCGGTTTTCTACGACACCTTGAAACCAAACAAAATCCATATCAGCGGTCAGTTTATCATCCATCATTTAATTGCTCCGTTCCAAAACCTTCTTCTTTATTGGTCGTATCACTACCAGAAAATGTCTTCTTATCTGGGTATTGTTCTGCCAATGAGTCGCTAGCAAGTTCTACCATACAAGTATAGTCACCACCCGATACATTATCAATAGAATGTCTAACCCTAGAAATTATATGCCTGCCACTAGTGTACTTATCGAACCAATTGTCGGCTGCATCATCAAGAGGCTCATTGGACGGTATCTTTATTCCTGAGACCGTACCAGCCCTCAGTCTAGAATCTCCCGCTACTCTTACCTTTATCACCCTATTATTGTATGAACCCACAGATGATTTCCTCTGAAGGAAATGTTCTTCTGGTTTGTTCTGGTTAGGAATGAAAGATTCACCTTCTTCTAATTTACCTTCCCACTCGGAGGCAGAGTCACCACCTACTACCAAAGGTTGGGAGTTCCCAAATTTTTGCTTGGGTCTGAAATAACTTGGACCGTTGGTTGACAGAAGATACTTGCTAGCCTTTGGCACAATCGGATTTTCCTCTAGATGGTCGTCATTCAAGAAACCAGACATGTAGTTATATACCTTAATGCCCCACTCCTTAGTAGTTATATCGTGAGTGTAGAGTCGGGAAGTAAATAACCCAGCCTCGAATTCTTCATGCCTGTTGAACTCTCTAGATATCGCGAAGTCTTGTACATTCAAGAATTGTTTAAAGATGTCTTTGAAATCATCAGTTCTAACTCCTGTCGGGGACATGCTGTATTGCCTGCTAACAGGTGCTTTTGACATAGAACCCATCGACACGAAATTGAGACGGTCAAAAGACTCGAAAAATACGTAATTAGGGTTGTTTTGACCTTGCTTGGTCTTGCACATAGATGCCAACCATTTAATCGCCTCAACAGGTTTAAGATTGGGGATTACCACATCGATTTCTTCCTGAGTGGGTTCGATTAAATATTTGGTGTCTTCCGGAAAATAGTCTTCAATGATGAGTCTCACTATATCAGATATGAAACCTTTATACTTCTTACTTATCCTCTGTTGGCAGTTAATTCTATGCTTCTTTGAGATGAAATTCAGTCTATACATCTCATTTCTCTCGTTAGTAGACTTGGTTCTATCAGTCATAGAGTAGACATCAAATTTTAGATCTAAATATTCGGCATCCATGCCGGGCGTTCTATAAACAAGGTGAATGGTCTCATGTCCACTTATGGGGAAGTGAGATTTGAGGTTAACAGCATCTGACATGTAAATATACCCAGACATAAACCCAGTAGGTGAGAACATATCTTCATAGATGGTAACGTGTGTGCATAAATCTTTAATGTCTAGAACACCACCAGAGTCTGATATCAAATCTACCCTAGACACGTCTACGTCATTCAGTCTCTTGTACTTGTCTATCTCTGGAACGCTCATCAAACACCCCTGACTAATTTGTCAAATTCTTCTACGACTCTCTGCAGAAATTCTGGTCTTAGAAGTTTAATACTCCTCTTCTTCTCGTTCTCTTCGTTCTCAAAATCTTGATTAGTCTTAACGTAGGTACTATCTGCGTCCACGATATAGTTCTGTAATATGGTATTCTCCCAAGATATACCCAATGTAGTTCCACCGTCGTAATTGCCAGTAGAACCCAATACCTTTTGCTCTCCAGTGCCTCCGGTTGGGGGTGCTCCAAATGCATTCAGTATCGTCTGGTCGATTGGATTCTCGAAGTGGTGCACTGATTCATAATTTAATGACACTATCTTGTTAATCCTAGCAGTCTTGTTGAATGTACTTCCATCTCCAGAAGTTCCTATTACTACTACAAAATCTCCGGTAGAGTAGTCACCAGATACCCCAGTAAGTTCTAACTTGGCAAGATTTTTATCCCACTTGTGTATTAGGGCTGCGTTGGTTGAACCGTATGACACATTTGACACATCATCAAATGTGTTGCCGGTGATTGTCAGCAGAGTCTCATTCCTATTGAAGTTGAAACTAGGAAACTGCTCGTCGCCATCTCCTACCAGGAAGAATGCCTGTCCAGGATACCTCTTTTTAATGAAAGACTCAAATTTTCTAGTAGATAAGGGCCAGTCGTGATATGGATTGATAATATTATTGAAAAGCAATATCACCCAGTGGAATTCTGGGTCACCATACATTTTGTCAGCGAGATTCTCTGGGGTATCTCCGTCTTTGACAATATAGTCAATCAGGAGTCCCTTCTCTTTTTGTGCTTCGTCTCTAAATCCTATTCTTCTTAGGATGTCTACAGCGATTTTATTAGTCTTTCCACTGTCAAACGAGTATTTAATTCTAGGGAATCTTTTGAAATATGACATTTATTAATATCCTTGTTTGACATGATTTCTGCTGATTGTTTGCATCTCTGTGAAGGTCAGAGTCAGATTGATGGAAGTGGGTGCACCATCACCGAATGTAGACATGCTGTCTTGTGGGAAATAATCCACTGCGATATTAGTTAGTGCACATCTCCCCACCTTAGTCAACCACTGGTTCTCTTTGGCAACCACTCCATCCACTTGACCATTAATGAACGGATTGTTATTTCTATAACTGAGGTCGATGTATGTGATTTGGAATTCTGATGGAAAGTTATAAAATGCCTGATTGGGCACTATTTCTGGGTGTGCGTGGAATCTGAATAGTTTTACCATCTCCATCAAATCATGCGACTCTTTTTCCGATTTAGGGAACAAGTTGAAAGTAAAATCGAAAGTCCTGAATCCTACACTCTCAAACAATTGCTCTTTCCTAGGATTTCTAACAGCACCGGTGACCGCTTGGATTGCCTCTCCAGTGTTTAGTTCTGTCCCAGCAATTTCTGCTAATCCATCTACAAAGTCAGCAGCTTTGGTTGACATACCGGGCAGTAGTGCTGCCAAGTTTCCCTCTAGTGCACCTTTTATAAGTGCAAAATCTACATCAGTATAGTTTAGGGTGTCGACATTTTTTAAACCTCTGGGCATATATAAGGTGATTTTGTCTAGAGATTCTTCGGTAGCCTTTCCAAGTCTGGTGTCTTGGGTCACCGGGTCATTCGATATCACCGAACCCAAAGCACCGAAATCGCTGGTATCAAATGCAAATCCCTGTCCACCACCACCGAAAATGTCACTGAATCCACCTAGAGTGCTAGCGAGCACTCCTTGGAGCAACCCACCAATCAGACCATCAGTCTGATCGTTGACAGAACCATTACTGATGAAATTGTTTGCCTCGTTGGAGACGGCATCACCGCCGGGTAAAGCACCACTGGCAATCTCCCCGATATCTTGACCACTGCCTACACCATCTGCCACACCAGATAGGTTATTCTTTACGGTGGAGAACAGGTTCTTAATACCATTTGTAACGTCTTCCATCTTCGGACTTTTCTTGTAGAAGATATCAAAATGAATGATATGACCAAACTGCGGGTCATTATGCATAGTCTCTGGGAATACTATCCTAGTTCCTTGGTTACCTTTTAAGTTATGGAGGTTACCAGAACTTTGGAAAGCATCAAAGAAGGCTGCATCCCCCATGTTGTTAACAAAGTTCTCTATTCTTGAGTTCGAAGAACTGTCGGCCCCGTCATTTATCGGACCAACTGCTCCTACTGGTGTTTCGGACATTTTTATCTCCCCAATATTTATTGACAATTATACATAATTATATATAAAGGTTACACAGGGATGGCTTACAAGGGAAAGTACAAACCGAAGAATCCCAAAAAATATTTAGGAGACCCGACCAAGGTCATCTATCGTTCTCTGTGGGAGAGAAGATTCATGGTATTCTGCGATGACAACGATTCTGTACTCTCTTGGGGTTCGGAAGAGGTGGTAATACCCTATATGTCCCCAAAAGACAATAAGATGCACAGATACTATGTGGATTTCATCGTAGAGACGATAAACAAGAGAGGTTTCAAAGAGGTTACACTAATAGAGGTGAAACCTAAGGCACAATGTAAGGAACCGAATAAAAAAGGCAATAGGAAGACTAGAAGGTATTTCAACGAAGTGATGAGGTGGGGTGTAAACTCCGCTAAGTGGGAAGCGGCTAGAGAATTCGCAGAGAATAAAGGATGGAACTTCAAAATACTGACAGAAGACCACCTTTACAAGAGGGGAAATAAAAAGTAATGGCAAAGAAACCATCGCCCATTTCTAGGATAACATCGCTAGCATTATTAGATAATAAAAGGCCTTCCCAAGGAGCAGACCCCCAACAGAAGTCGTCCTGGCAGTGGTATAGGGATAAAGTTGGGGAACTCTTCGGTAAAAGTAAAGTTGGTATCAAAGAATTTGGTGAAATGGAAGGTCCTGTCACTAGGAAATCTGGCAAGATGTATATGTTCGCATATAGCCCCAAGGGAAAGAACACACTGCCTTATTACGACAGACTACCTCTAGTCATAACTTTAGGCTGGGACAGAAAATACATTCATGGCCTCAACCTGCATTATCTTCCTCACGTTGCCAGGCAGCAGTTGTTAATCAGACTCTTAGACATAACTAACAACGATAGATATGATGAGACCACCAGATTTAAGGTAACCTATGATATTCTAATCAGAGGTAGAAGATTCAAATGGTTCAAACCATGCTACAAGAGATACCTTAGGAAGAGAGTAGTATCTAACATGCTTTTCATAAATCCTTCGGACTGGACCACCGCAATTTATCTTCCAACAGAATCTTTTGTGGGTGCTAGTGACACTAAAGTATGGGTAGACAGTATAAATAAAATATAAATAAAAAGAGGTAGATATGCCAAGAATAGACAGAATGATAGCAAATATTAAAAAGTTCGGTGTTTTTGCACCTAACAAGTATCTAATAGAATTCTCGGGTATATTAGGTATTGCTGACTTAGCACTAGGAAACAGGCTGAGTCTAATGTGTACTTCGATGACCTTGCCGGGTAGATCGATAGCAACTACACCAGACAGGAACTCATCCGGTCCCCAAAGGGAGATTCCCTATGAACCGCTATATTCGGGTGAGGTGAATTTATCTTTCTACCTCGCTAAGGACTTATGGGAAAGAAGAATATTTGAAACTTGGCAAGATACAATAGTCGACCCAATAACTGGGAGGCTAGGATATTACAAAGATTATACCTGTGACATGTTCATGTACGTTCTCAACGAATTCGACATGCCGATATATAGGATACGACTAGAAGAAGTGTTCCCTAAAGCAGTATCAGAAGTGGAGTTCACCAATCAGGGGGGCAACGAAGTTGCCCAACAGACAATGACACTCTCATTCAGAAGGTATGTGCCCACGATTGTAAACTTCGGTTTGGCAGTTGCAGAAGAGTTCTTATATGACATAGATGCGGTGAGAGAATTTGATGACAGCGCAGGCTCTCTCATAAATGATGTCGGAATATTGGGTGGAAAATATGGAAATCCGTTTAACTACTCTCAGGTCATAGAGAGATTCGCAGACGCTGGAGCAGTGGTGAATAAGAAGGTTACCAAGGTGAATCTTGGCAACTTCAGTAATTGGTTCTCGTGATGATTTATTATAAGGAGATGAATTGAATGGCATTACCTAAACTAGCAACACCAGAATATACTTTGAAACTACCATCTAATAATATGGAAGTAAAGTATAGACCGTTTCTGGTGAAAGAAGAGAAAATCCTGCTGATGGCAGTGGAGTCTGGCAATGAAAGTCAGATGACCAATGCGATTAGTAGCATATTAGAAGACTGTGTAGACTTCAGAGATGGTACTAGGGTTAAAGACCTACCCACTTTTGATGTAGAATACCTATTCCTCAACCTTAGGGCTAAGTCTATAGGTGAGACCATCAAGGTAGTGATGCCATGTAAGAATTGCAAAAATGATTATACCCTGAATATAGACATAGAAAGTGTCAAAATGAACATGGTAGATGATCATGACAGCAAGATACAACTTACGGAAGAAATAGGTGTGGTTATGAAATATCCTACCTTCGGAATGACTATTGATGAATCCACCAGAGAAGTCATAACAAAAGACCCCGTTAGGTTGGTAAACTCTTGCATCGATAAGATATATGACTCCGATAAAGTATATAATGCGAAAGATTATTCAGACTCAGACTTAAATGAATTCGTTGAAAGTCTTAATCAAGACCAATTTTTGAAGATTCAGAAATTCTTCGAGACCATGCCTTCAATGAAGCATGACGCATCATTTACTTGTGGTAAATGCGATACCAGAAATGAGTTGGTGTTGGAGTCGATTCAGGATTTTTTCGTGTAAGTCTTTTCCATGACACCTTGATAGGGTTCTATCAGACCAATTTTGCAATGGCACAACATCATAAGTATTCTATTACAGAGATAGAAAATATGATACCTTGGGAAAGACAAATATATATAACTTTATTGAGCAATCATATCCAAGAGGAAAACGAGAGATTAGCGAAAAGCAAAATAGGAATGTAAAATGGCAGAAAAAGGCTTAAAATCAGAAGTAATGAAACTTGCTTGGGCGATCCAAAAAGGGAACGCCGAGGTAACAGATGCCATTAAGGAACAAGGCAAAGAAGATAAGCTCAAAGACAAAGAAAATCAAAGAGAGCAAAATGCTTTCTTCTCCAGTCTCTTTTCCAAGATGACAGGTATCTTGTCTGCCCCTAAGAGTATGATGAAAGTGAAACCGAGCACACTTGCTAAGGGGATAGCAGCCGCACTGCTAGCACTGCCTGCAATGGGTGCAGCACTAATTGCCGGATTCGTGGGTCCAGCGATAGGTGCATTCATGAAGGTTCCTGGTATTGCTAAAGTGATTGGTCTAATCACGCAGATAGGCAATAAGATTCCTGTATTCAGTCAGATATTTGGTTTCATAGGTAAGATAATAAAGGGACCTGGTAAACTGGTAGCAGGATTAACTGCTGTATTCCCAATATTTGGCAAAGTGTTGGGTGTGTTCAAGACCGTTGGCAAGATATTTGGTAAGGTATTCTTCCCTCTGACACTACTAATAGGTGCAATCGAGGGTGGAATAGCAGCCTTCCGTGAATATGAGTCAGGAGGTACTATATCTGAAGTACTTCTAGCATTCTTAGACGGTTTCGTCTCTTCTCTTACATTTGGTCTGATTGACATAAGGGCTGGATTCCAAGAGAATATGAGTAGAATCTTAAACGGCATAGTTGAGTATGGTGGAATGGCGATAGACTGGATTGCCACCAATGTACCCTACTATATAGGAATCCTTGGAGATAATCTATCATTCTTCTTCCAGTTCACGTTACCTAACGCAATCAGAGATATGATAGACGGTGTGATAAGCTGGTTCTCTGGAGAAGGCGAGTCAGGTCTGATTGGGAACATGCTGGATTTCGTGGTCGACTTAGGTAAGACAATCGGTTCAGTAATATTTGAACTGGGTGTTGCAGTGGGGAACACATTAATAGGATTCGCCAAGGGGTTCGGTAGACTCTTCATGGATTTCGGTTATTTCTTAGTAGAGAAAATAGCAGAAATTCAAGTCGGAATTACTAACTACATTAACTCAACCACCCTAGGAGACTTCTTAGTAGGAGACGATTTTGCTGCAGAACAACAGGCTGGTCTGGATGAGTTGAGAAGGATCAGAAAAGAGAGAACAGCAAGATTGGAAAAAGAAGATGCTGATCTAGAGAAGCAACAACTAGAGGAGATGGAGGCTAGAAAGCAAGCAAGAGAGAAAGAAAGGCAACTTAGAAAAGCAGCAAGAGATTCAATGAGGGCCGAAAGAGAAGCGATGCTAGCCGCTAGGAGACCCGCCCAAAGTGGGACGGACCTTAGAGATCAACAACAGAAAGCAGATGCTACACAAGGTTATGCCAACCAACCAAGTTTTGTTGGTCCACCCGCTCCATCTTCAAATAGCGTCAACACCTTCATTAACAACGAGAATAATACCTTCACAGCACCACCTATGGTATTACAAGACCCTTCATTCCTCAAACCCTTCCCAATTATCGCCTGATATAAGCATTGGGGGTGGACACCTTTTTCAAAGTACCCACCCCCAACAAGAGGCATAACAAAATACTAAAGAATAATCAATCCTCTTGTGCTAGTTTCTCAAAGTATGCTAGTGCATCGGTCTCTTCTTTTGGTTCACTAGAAGAAACAGTCTCTTCTTTATTAGTACCAAACTGCTCTTCGGCGACCTTCTTTACATCTTCGTTGGTGACCTCATCAGCAGAGGTAGCGATATTAGAGTTACCACCACCAAGTACCTGCATCAGACGTGCCTTCAGTTCATCATAACTCTTGAACTGGTCGGGTGCTACTAGTGGTTGAAGAGGGTACTGACTCTTCCACAATTCTTCCAGCTTCCCATCATCACCATCGAACATCTCAGACTGAATGTCAAATTCGCTCTTATCATAGTTGATGAATCCTGCTACCTTACGGACCTTCAACTTGAAGTTAGCACCCTTCCAGAAGTCGAATGGGTTAATCGCCTCTTCATCTTGAAATTCTGGTTGAAGAGATTCCATAATCTTATCAAAAATCTTCTTGCCGAACTTGTAGAGGAAGACCTTACCTTCGTTGTCTGGATTCTTGGGGTCACTTACCACCAGAATATTTGAGATGTAGTTAAGTCTTCGCTTGCGGTTTCTTGCTACATCCTTATCGGTCTCAAGTCCACTGTTCCATAGTTCGCTGTTTGCCTCACACAAAGGACACTTGCGACCGATTGTAGTTGGGCAATTCTCGATGTACCAACCACCTCGACCCTTAAATCCATGTGAGAACATTCGAACCCAAGGTGAATCCTCACCTTCTACTGGAGGAAGGAACCGAATTACGGCAAACCCGTTATCGGACTTGTCTCGTTCAGGCTTCCAGAATCTATCGTCTTTATAACTTGCCTTGTCTCCAGATGAAAT